ATGCGGGACATTCAACAGGTTTTGGGGCGTTGGGGCGTGTGGGCAAGAGAAAGCTCTTCTCTGGGATATTCGCATATCGCCGCCGGTTTTAAAGGGTTGCTGCCGGGCAGTAGCAAACAGCAGGCCTCTTGCTGTGACGAGGACGGCTTGGTGGTGGATCGCGCCGTTGCCCACCTGCAGGCTCTACGGCAGCCGGAGGAGCTGGAACTGATCTTGCGTTACTACGTTTACGGGCAATCGAAGTCCGCCATTGCTCGCGGCTGGAAATGTTCGGAAGGCCGGGTAAGGCAGCAGATGCAGGTGGCAGAAAGTTTTATCGAGGGTTGTCTGGTCAGCCAGAATATTCGTTTGGAAATGGATAGATAAACTATTACCGATAATAAAAAATAAAGACTTTTAAAATTGAAGTAATTACTACCCCGCAATGCGGGGTGGTTTTGTTATTTTAAATAAATGGCGAAAAATAATTTAATAAAAATCTATTCGCTACGAGTTTTATCTAGTAAATTGATAGCGTGGTTATTGCGTTTCGCAGTTGATAAAATATTTTTTAAAATAAACTTCTCGCTACGAAATATATCAGCTAGAGTGCTATTACTGGTTTAATCCAAGGTGATGCACTCTTATCAATAGGGTTAAACCAGGAGGCGCCATGAGCACCTTGCGTATCAATGATTTGTTTGAGTCCAGGTTAACGGCCTGGGCTGAAGAGAACAATATTAAATACACCTTGGCTAATGTGACGTTTACGGCGGATGACGATCTTCATCTGGAACCGTTTATTGCTCCGGAGCCTGCGGTGGCGTTAGGTATTTCCCAAGAGGTGCAGACCTACAGCGGGAATTATCAGGTTAATATTGTGATGAAAAAAGGGACCGGCGCGAAAACGGGCTATCAACTGGCGGAGGAGATTATCTCATTATTCCCCCGGGGATTGGTGCTGGCGGACGATGCTTTTAACTGTTATGTCAATGCTGGTGGCAATATCCTGCCAGCGATTATCAAAGATGAACTATATACCCTGCCGGTCACCATCGGTTATTGGGCCGGGTATTAATGCCACAATAGTGTAGTAAACATCGCTGGGAGGGAACTCTCCAGCAAGTAAACCAAGCATACCGCCATCCGGCGGTTTTTTTATATCTGAAATTGGAGAATTACCATGGGTTTTGCATTACCAAATGGCGCCACCGTATTTGCTGGCGCGCCAACAGCACCAGGCGTAGTCACTACCGCAGTCAGCAATGCTAACGGCGCCGTATTTACCGTGGCCACCGGCCACACTCTGAAAGTGGGTGACATCGTGATGGTACGTTCCGGTTGGGGCCTGATCGACAGCCTGGTGGCCAAGATCACTGCCCAAGTGGATACCAGTATCACCATCGGTGCCATCAATACCACCGACGTGAGCTTCTTCCCGGCCGGTGGCGGCAAAGGCTCCTTGCAGAAGATCTCCAACTGGACGCAAATTCCTCAGATCACCGAGGTAGCGCAGTCTGGCGGCGATCAGCAATACGTGCAGGTGCAGTTCCTGGAAGACGATCGTCAGCGTAACCTGGCCACCTTTAAAGCGGCCAAAACGCAGACCTTTACCTTTGCGCACGATGCTTCTCAGCCGATCTACAGCCTGCTGCAGGATGCCGATCGCAATGGCGTCACGCTGGCGTTCTACATGCATGTGCCAAAAGCCAAGGAGCTGCGCTACTGGTCTGCGGTACCGGCTTTTGATCCGCAACCGACCACCGCGGTTAACCAGGTTGAAACCGTACAGGTGGCGCTGGCGGTGCAGTCTTGCGATATGACGTTCTATAAAGTGACTGCTTAAACACGTCTATTTCCCCCTCAGGCTTGGTTGCCCGAGGGGCTAATAAGGGTGAGTTAATCTGGAAAATGAGGAAATCATGGTTGAATTTAAATTGAATCCCAAGCCGACGTTTAAGGCGGATGTCTCCGTTCCGCGCCCTGGAGATGAAGATGGCGTACTGACTTTTACCTTCAAGCATAAAAAGCGTACCCAGCTAGAGCTGTTGGAAAAGTCTTTGCGTGAAACCCTGGAACTGCAAAGCGAAACGGGTATTTACAGCAATGATCCGATGGCGGATTTTTTGATGGAAATCTGCGCTGGCTGGGCTTTGCCTGACGAGTTTAATCGCGAAAACATGCTGGTGCTGTTGGATAACTACCCGCGGGCGTTTGATTCAATTGCCACTCTGTTTACCCGCGAACTGATGGCCGCACGCGGAAAAAACTGATAGCGCTTGCCAAAGCGTTTTATACGCCAGAGCCTGCCATTGAAGATCTCGGAGCCTTTGGCCTGAGTGCCGCCGATTATGATCCGGAGATCGTTGAAGCCTGGCCCGATATCTGGCCAGCGTTTCAGGTTTTTCAGGCCATGGGAACTCAGTGGCGCGTAGGCATGCAGGGTGTCAGCGGGCTGGATTATAACTGCCTGCCCTGGCTGATGACGCTTTATGGCGTGGACGATGAGGCAAGCGCGTTCAGTGATATTCGCGTAATGGAAAGCGCAGCACTTAGGATCATTCATAGTAAATAAATACTTATACCAGCATTAAGTTGGTTGGAGGGCAGTATGGCCAATTCAGACTCTATGTTGCTGCGTGAGAACATCAATAAGATGCAGCAGCTATATAATAAAGATTTACCTCAAGCAACTCTTGGCTTTGTGAGGGCTACTACTCGGATAACCGAGGCGGCCAAGTCATATTCTTTTGGGCTGCGAACCATTAATGAGAACTCCGGGGCCAAGGCGATACTGCTTATTTCCCAGTTGGGTGAGCTGGAGAAAACTATCAAAGGGGATAGGATAAGGCAAGAGAACCTCCGTAAATCATTGCGTCCATTGCCAGCTTATGAACTTAAAGTAGATCCGAAAAAAGAACCGGGTTTACTAAGTGATTATATCTCAGATAAACAGGCAGAGGCCGGTAGAAAAAGCTGGCAGAGTTACCTGGAAAGCGTAACCGATATTTCTGCTGCGGTAGTTCAGGTGGCCAAGGCCAGCCACGAGGGGCTGACGGAGATCCTTACCCGATTACTTACTACTGGCCGCTTTAGTTTTCATACTTTTTCTTCTTCTATTTTGCAGATGTCCGCCGGATTATTCAGCAAAATCATTAGCGGATTTGCGGTTGATAAAGCGGTGAAATGGATAGACTCAACCTTTTTCCCTGCGGCGGATCCCAATAAAACGGCTACGGATAACGCGGCCAAAACTGCGGCGGGCGGGGCCGATGCTGCCGCATTGGTAGAAGGTGGTGGCGGAGAGGAAAAAGGGGACTCTACCAAAGAGAAGCTGGATAAGGATAAGCAAACCTGGCAGGAATATTTCGAAAGCGTCACCGATGGTTATAAAGGGCTCAATGAAATTGGCCAGGCGGCCCACAAAGGATTATCTGACAATCTGACCGAATTGGTGACGACCGGTAAAGCTAACTTCAAGGAGTTTAGCACGTCGATTATCACCATGATTGTCCAGATGATCAATCAGATGTTGGTGGCTTATGCCATACAAGCCGCGATGGGATGGATCAAGGGGGCGTTCAGTCCTGCAGCGGACGCAGGATCGGCAAATAACGCTTTCTCTTTGGGCGCATACGACAACTTATCGTTTGATTCAGGTGGTTATACCGGCGACGGCGGTAAATACGATCAGGCGGGCGTGGTGCATCGTGGCGAGTTCGTGATGACCAAAGAAGCTACCCAGCGGATCGGTGTGGGTAATCTCTACGCCATGATGCGCGGTTATGCGGAGGGTGGCCTGGTGGGCGGCAACAAAGCCCCGATGTACGGCCTGGCGGCAGAGCAGGGGGGCGGCATTACGGTCAACAGCACCGTGGTCATGAACAATGACGGCTCGGCGAATGTGGCCAATAGCTCCTCTGCCGGTGACGGTATGGGCAAGCTGGTGCAGGGCATCGTTAATCAGGCGATCACCGAACGTTTGGGCAAAGAGCTCAAGCCTGGCGGCCTGATCTGGAATGCCTCAGCGGCCCGCTGAATCTCTTTATCAATCATCAATAGTAACAACCGCAGTCTGGCATCAGGCCTCATTAATTGCTCCTCAATCGTTGTTTCCCCTCACCCCAACCCTCTCCCACAGGGAGAGGGAGCTGGTATGGTGCCGTGTTCAGGTACATAAGTAACCTGTAACAAGGGTGATAGGAAAGACGAATGCATGATCCAATATGTGGCACGTACTGTCCCCTCTCCCTGTGGGAGAGGGTTAGGGTGAGGGGTAATTCTAGCCCGGTGACTGACGGTTATTACTGCTCGGAGTCTTTATGCTTATCGATACTTTCCAATGGCAAACCCAGGCCTCGCCTAGCGGTAACTTTGTCCATAACGTCAGAAGTGCGCAGTTCGGCGACGGCTATAAACAGGTCAGCAGCAATGGGCTGAACCAGGCGGTACAACAGTGGCAGTTGGCCTATACCGGCCATCCGGCCGTGACCCAGTCGATGCTGGCCTTTTTAAATCAACACGTGCTCGTCGCCTTTTTCTGGACGCCGCCCAACGGCAAGAAAGCGCTATTTCGCGTCAAGTCGGATTCAATCTCCGTCACGCCGCTTGCGCGCAATGTGGAGGCGTTGAGTTTTGCCTTTGAGCAAGCCTTCGGCGTATAGGTGCAATCATGTCATTTAACAGTCAAGTGCAAAAGCTGGCGCCAGGGGAACTGATCCAGCTGATTGAAATTGATGGCACCGCCTTTGGCGCGGCCATCATGCGCTTTCATGCGCACAATATTCCCCACACTCAGGCCGAGATCGCGGCGGCGGGCAACGATGCCCTGCGGCTGAAACCAAAATCGATCTGGTGGCAGGGAAACGAGTATGAAGCCTATCCCTACGAGATCACCGGCCTGGCAGCAACCAGCGATGGTTCGCAACCAACGCCCAGGCTCAGCGTCGCTAACCTCAGCAATCTGGTGTCCTCACTGTGCCTGACCTTCAACGACATGGTGCAGGCGAAAGTGCGGGTACACGACACCTTTGCCAAATATCTGGATGCGGCCAACTTCCCCGAGGGGAACGCCCTTGCCGATGCTTCGCAGGAGCGAGTGCAGGTTTTCTACATTGACAGCAAAAGCACCGAAACCAACAGCGTGGTGGAGTTCCAGCTCTGTACACCGTTCGATCTGCAAGGCCAGCAACTGCCCTCGCGACAAATTCACGGGCTTTGCACCTGGTGCATCCGGGGTTGGTACCGCAGCGGCAGGGGGTGCGATTACAGCGGCGGAGCCTGTTTTGATAAGGACGATAAACCGATCGACGATCCGGCGTTGGACGTCTGTGGTGGCCGGGTGTCCTCCTGTAAAAAACGCTTCGGTGACGCGCAACCCCTGGCCTTTGGCGGGTTCCCAGGTTCCAACCTGTTGGGGAGGTAATGATGCAGGCTGAAATCATGCAGGCCATCTGTGAGCATGCCGCGGCGGAATATCCCAATGAGTCCTGCGGTTTTGTGGTGCAGAACGGGCGTAAGGCGCGTTATCTGCCGTGCCGCAATGTGGCGGAAAACGCGTTGGATAACTTTGTCATTTCGCCACAGGAATACGCGCAGGCGGAAGATCAAGGCGAGATCATTCGCATCATCCACAGCCACCCTGATGTGCCCGTATTGATCCCATCGGAGATGGATCGCCTGCAGTGCGATCACTCGGGCATTGTCTGGGGCATCGTCTCGTGGCCCGAAGGGGATTACACCGAAGTTGTGCCACGCGGTGAGCGCCCGTTGGTTGGGCGCAGTTGGCTGTTGGGGCATGCCGACTGCTGGTCATTGATCCGGGATTACTATCGCCAGGAACACGGCATCGCGCTGAATGATTATTCGGTGGAGCATGAATGGTGGATCGACGGCAAAACCCGCCTGTATGACGATCATTGGTACGAAGAAGGATTCCGGGAATATCAGGGGCCGATGCGCGTGGGCGATATGATCATGATGCAGGTTTCAGCCCCGGTTACCAACCACGCGGGCGTCTATCTGGGGGACGGCATGATGCTGCACCATCTGTTCGGCCAGCTCAGCCAGCGTTATCCCTACAGCGGATATTTTCAGGAGCGGACGGTACGCGTAGTCCGCAGGAAGGAGCTTCTATGATGCAAACAACAAGACTGATCCGGTTGGGTGGCCAACTGGGCAAAAAGTTCGGTAAAACTCATCGGCTGGTGGTGGCGGATACTCGCGAAGCGCTGCGCGCGCTGTGTATCACGCTGCCCGGATTTGAGAGCTTTATGATGAATGCCCATAAGGACGGCGTGCAGTTTGCCTTCTTCAATGGCCCACAAAATATCGGCCTGGCCGAGTTTGCTACCTCTAAAGGCAGCGCTGATATCCGCATTATGCCGGTGATTGCGGGGAGTAAGAGTGGAGGGATGTTCCAGATTGTCATCGGCGTAGCGGCGTTGGTCGGGGCGTTCTATACCGCAGGTTGGTCGTTGAGTGCTTGGAGTGGTGCACTTGGCGCGTCGGGAGCAACAGCGACACTCAGTGCCTCCGCCGTGACAGCTGTTACTAACTTAACCCTGCTGGGTTCAACGATGGTACTCGGTGGTGTCATGCAACTGATGACGCCACAGCCGAATTTCGGCATGTCTTCGTCACAGTCGGTGGAAAACAAACCCTCCTACGCCTTTGGCTCACCGGTCAACACCACGGCGCAGGGCTACCCGGTGCCGGTGCTGTACGGCGAACGGGAAATCGGTGGTGCGGTGATTTCCGCCGGTATTTACGCTGAAAACCAGCAATAACCCCCTTTAGGGCATTTTTCTACAGGTCGCATTCGCGACCTTTTTTGTGGGCGCAATATGACAAAGTTAACTATTCATGGGCGCAAGGGCGGTGGTGGATCGGCGCATACGCCGGTTGAAGCTCCCGATGATTTGCAGTCCAACGCTAAAATCAAAATCCTGCTGGCGCTGTCTGAAGGTGAAATTGCCGGTGAGTTAGACGGCACCCGCATTCTGCTCGACGGCACCCCGGTACATAACCCCGATGGCAGTGAAAACTTTACCGGCCTGAAGTGGGAGGTACGTAACGGTACCCAGACTCAGGATTATATCCAGGGCATGCCGGATGTAGAGTCTGAAACGCCGGTCAACGTCAAGCTGACCACCACGAACGTCTGGACCAAAACCTTCACCCGAACCGATATCGACGCGCTGCGTATACGCATGGGCTTCCCGGCGCTGTTCCAGCAGGAAGATAACGGCGATATGAACGGTTCGCAGGTGGAATATCTGATTGAGCTTTCCACCGACGGCGGAGCCTATAAAACCGTGGTCACCGGTACGCTAAAGGGCAAAACCACCAGCCTGTACGAGCGCGATCACCGGATTAATCTGCCAAAAGCGACCACCAGCTGGACGCTGCGCATCAAGCGCATCACCCCAGACTCCACCAGCAGCAAGCTGGTAAACACTACCCAGATCCAGACCTACACCGAGATCGTGGACGCCAAGTTCCGCTATCCCAACACCGCCTTGCTGTTTATCGAGTTCGATGCCCAGCAGTTCAGTTCAGTGCCGAAAATTACGCTCAAGCCGAAGGGCAAAATCATCCGCGTGCCGACCAACTACGATCCGTTGGCACGGACCTACAGCGGCAATTGGGATGGCAGCTTTAAATGGGCCTGGAGCAACAACCCGGCCTGGGTGTTTTACGATATCGCGCTGGACAAGAATTACGGCTTAGGCAACCGGGTTACTGCCGCCGAGATCGACAAATGGGGGCTGTACAGCATCGCGCAGTATTGCGATGAGCTGATTGATGACGGTTTGGGGGGCGGGGGCAAAGAGCCGCGTTTCCTGTGCGACGTGTATATCCAGTCGCAGCAGGATGCGTACACCGTATTGCGTGATATCGCCGCCATCTTCCGCGGCATCACCTACTGGGGTAACGACCAACTGTTTGCCTACGCGGATATGCCGCGCGATGTGGATTTCGTTTATTCGCGGGCTAACGTCATCGGTGGTGAATTTGCCTATGCATCGGGTTCTTACAAGAATCGCTATACCTCGGCGCTGGTGAAGTGGGGCGACCCGGCCAACCATTATGCCGACGCGGTGGAAGCGGCTTACGATAACGAACTGGTGAAGCGCTACGGCGTTAACCAGACTGAAATCACCGCCATTGGCTGCACGCGGCGCACCGAGGCTCACCGCCGTGGGCGCTGGGCAATCCTGAGTAATGCCAAAGATCGTACCGTCAGCTTTACCGTCGGGTTGGACGGCAATATCCCGCTACCAGCTCGGATCATCGGCATTGCAGATGCCATGCTGGCAGGCAAGACCAACGGCGGGCGCATCCATTCCGCGCAGGATCGCGTGGTGGTGCTGGATCGTGAAGTAGCGTTTGGTAAAGGCGATCGCCTGATCGTCAATCTGCCAGACGGCACGGCGCAAACTCGCACCATCGCCAGTATCGCGGCTGACAAGCTTACGGTGACGCTGACCGCACCGTTCCGCCAGCAGCCTGAGCCTGAAGCCGTCTGGAGTATCGATTCCGACAGCCTGGCGATCCAGCAATTCCGCGTGGTGTCGGTCCAGTCCAACGATGATGGCACCTTCGCCATTAACGCCGTTGAGCACGATCCGGATAAATACACCTTTATCGATAACGGCATCCGCCTGGATGCGCCGCCAATCACCGTCACGCCACCAGGAGCGATGCCTGCTCCTGCGAATATCAGCCTCTCGCGCTACGACTACGTCAGCCAGGGGATTAACGTTGCCTCAATGCGGGGGCAGTGGCGTGCTGTGGCTGGCGCGGTGACCTATGAAGCCCAGTGGCGCAAAGATAACGGCAACTGGGTGAATGTGGGATCGACGCCTTCACTCGGGTTTGACGTTAACGGCATTTATGCCGGTAACTACGACGTGCGGGTACGAGCGGTGAATGCGGTGGGTGTTTCCTCACAGTGGGGTTATGCCGAGCCAAGCTATCTGGCAGGAAAAGCGGGTGTACCGCCCAAGATTGTCTCGTTGACGGCAACCAAGGATGTGGTGTTTGGCATCCAGCTTTCCTGGGGCTTTGGCCAGAACTCTGCCGACGGCCTGAAAACCACCCTGATGGTAGCCAGCCGGGCGGATTTCGCCGACGAACGCTTACTGGCCGATGTGCCTTATCCGCAGCACCGCTATGACATGCAGGGCCTACGTGCCGGGCAGGTGCTGTACTTCCGTGCAGCTTTTACCGACAAAACCGGCAACCAGTCCGACTGGAGCGAGTTTGTACGCGGGATGGCTTCGGACAGCGCGGACGTGGTGTTGGCGCAGATCGCACAAAGCATTACCGAGACCGAACTGGGCAAAGATCTGTTGGAGAAGATCAACAGCCTGCCTTCGGATCAGAACGTCCAGGATCTGGCCGAGAAGATCGCCCAGGCGCAGGCCGATATCGAGGCGAACAGGGATGCGCTGCAAGGGGATGTCGATACCCTGCAAGCAGCGCTGAACAAGGTTAACGCCGAACTGGCGGGCCGCAATGCCGATCTGAGCAATGCTGTCGACGTGCTGCAACAGGATTTGACGCAGCTGGGCAAAGCCGCCATCGAAAACAGCCTGACCATCGAGCATAACCGCCAAAAACTCGCCCAGGCCCAGGAGGCGCTGAATAGCGATATCAAGGATGCGCGCGGGGAAATTGATAGCACCCGAGCCAGCTTGGCGCGTGCAGATGCCGAACTGCAAGCCAAGGTCGATGCCCTTACCGGTGGCACCAACGCGGCAATGGCCGAGGTCGCTTCGCAGATCACTCAATTGCAGGATGATGATCAGCAACTGGCCAGCAAGCTAGACGTGGTGATTGCCAAGGCCGAGGGGAATACCGCGCAAATCGCGCAGGAGAAAGCGGCACGTGTGGATGCCGATGGGGCGTTAGCCAAGGATATCAGCTCGGTGAAAGCCACGGCGGATAATCAGCAGGGTTTGATTATCAAGCTGGAGCAGGCGCAGGCCGATGCCGATTCTGCTTTGGCTAAGGTGGAGTCCAACGTTTCCGCCAATGCCAAGGCAATCGGCAGCAACAAGACGGAACAGGACAAGGTTAACTCGCAGGTTACGCAGAAAACCGAAGCGCTGGCCGATCAGCAGAAAACGCAGGGCCAGCAGCTCAGTGGGCTGACTTCTGAGTTTAGTGAGAACCGAGCGGAGGTAACCCAGCAGCTGAAAACGCTGGCGGCGACAGACTCGGCTCAGGCCCAGCAGATTTCCGGTTTGCAGGCCAGCACGGGCAGTAACACTGCGGCTATCCAGGCAGAGGCGAAATCCCGTGCTGATGCCGACGGTGCGCTGAGCCAACGGGTTGACGTGATCCAGGCGACCAGCCAGGAAAACACGGCGGCCATCACCCGCCTTGGTATCGCGCAAACCGAAGCCGAAAGCAGCACGGCCAGCCTGCAACAGGCATTGGAGGCTACGGCCAAGGCGAATATCGAACAGGCGCTTAAGCAGGATAACGATGTTCAACGTCTGGACGAGAGCAGCGCCCGGTTAACCACGGCGCAAACCGTTTTCGCCGATCGGCAGCAGGCGCAGGCCCAGCAGATCACGCAGCTGGACGCGAACTTTGGTGATGTGTCTGCGCAGTTGCAGCAGGAGATCACCACCAGGGCCAGCGAGACCGGCGCGTTGTCACAACGCTTTGACCATCTGAGCGCAGATGTTGGCAGTAATCAGGCCGAGGTGAATCAGCGTTTGCAGGCGCTGGTGGATAGCGGCAGTGCTCAAGCGTCGTTAATTACTGGCCTGGGGGCAGCCAGTGGCGAAAATAAAGCGGCGATCGCCGCCGAATCGCAAGCGCGGACCACGGCGGATGAAGCGCTATCTCGGCAATTGAGTTCGCTAGATTCCACCGTGGGGCAAAATACGGCGGCCATCAACGAGCGGCTACAGACGTTGGCCAATCAAGACTCGGCGATGGCGGAGCAGATTGGTTCATTAACGGCGACCTCTGGCGAAAACAGCGCGGCGATCGGCGAGCTGAAGCAGGCACAAAGCGACTCGGCTGGTTCGCAGGCTTCGCTCAGCAGTTCGCTTGAAGCCATTGCCAAGGCGGATATCGAGCAGTCGTTAAAGCAGGCGGAAGACGTTATCAGCAATGACGTGGTCACCGCATCGATCAAGACCCAGCAGAACGTAATGGCGGACGATCAGCGCGCACAGGCGCAGCAGATAACCGAATTACGCGCGAGCTTTGGTGATGTTGATGCGCGCTTGATGACGGAACAGACGGTACGTGCGGAGGCCGACAAGGCGTTATCCCAGCAGGTGACAGCGCTGGTAGGCACCGTGGGGGACAACAATGCCCAACTCAATCAGCAACTGCAGGTGCTGGTGGATACGGACAGCGCCCAGGCTAAGCTGATTAACGACCTGACCAGCCGCACGGGAGCAAATGAGGCTTCGGTTACCGCCTTGAGTCAAACGCTTACCGATAACAGTAGCGCAACGGCTCAGCAAATTGGTGCTCTGCAATCCGCTACTGGTGACAATACTTCGGCGATTACCTCGCTGTCGAAAACCGTGACCGATAACCAATCGGCAACGGCTAACGATATCAAGTTATTGAATACCGCGGTGGGTGATAACAAGGCGGCAGTCCAGCAGGTGAGTTCTGCGCAGGCGACCTTGGATGGCAAGGTATCTGCAACCTGGTCGGTAAAAGTTGAAACCAGTAAGAAGGGGGAAAGCAGCGTTGCCGGATTGGCATTGGGGGTTGATGACGCCGGTAACCGGCAATTCCTGGTGCGGGCCGATCGATTTGCCTTGGTAACCAAAGATGAAGGCAATGTGTCTGTTCCCTTCGCCGTGCAAAATGGCCAGACGTTTATTAACTCGGCGTTTATTGCTGATGGGACGATTACTAACGCAAAAATTGGTAATGCGGCAATAACCACGGCCAAGATTGGTGATGCTCAGATTGATACCTTAAGAATAAAGGGGAACTCGGTTATTGTGCCTGCGGCATTTGAGTGGCAAGGCGGAGCATATGCTAATGATACTGAATATACCCTTATTGATGGCGTAGTATCGCTGGATTACGGTGCCCAATTGATTATGGTGGCAGCATTAAGACAAAGTTATTTTAATACCGAGAGACATACACGAGCGACGCTTTATTTGAATGGCAACCAAGTTGCTGAATTTTATGCTGGAGCACCTAATGATAGTCCTGTGATGATGGCGACAACCTATGCAGGTGCAGGTGTACATAGGTTTACCATAAAATGGTGGGCATGGAAGGATGTAGTTTTAAATAAAGTGACATTAGCAGTATGGGGGGCGATGCGATGAATGAAGAATTTACATTCTATGATGATATCGGAATGGTTAGGCAACAGGCAACATGTCGCCGACGGGATGCTGAGCTAACCGCGCAGCTTAATCATTGGTCTGTTTATGATGGTTATATTGATGGTGAGGTTTTCTATTTTTTGAATGGTATAAAGACGGCAAGGCCAGATTTAATCAGATTTGAAAATGGAAAATTAAAGGGCATACCTAAAGGTGAGACTTTCTTTATCGAACAGCAGGAGTTCATTTCTGATGGCACGGATGTTGAAATTAGCTTTAAGCATGCCGGTAGCTATAGTATTTCATCGAACCCATTCCCAGTGAAACGATTCGAGGTGACGTTTAATTATGAAATTAACGGTGAGTAAAGATTATAAAGAAGAGCGGCGAAAGGCTTATATGGATGTAGGGGAACAGCTTGATGCCATCTTGGAAGTGGCAAAACAGCTAAAAGAAAATGGGCTTGCGCTGCCTGAAAAAACCGAGCGTTGGATTGCTCATTGTATCGACGTTAAGTCATCAATAAGTAAATAGCTCAATATTAAATAAAAATTTTCGCTTCATTGCGAGGAGAATAACTCTATGTGGTACAAAACAGGTACTATCAATTTAACTGCTAATAACGCTACCGTAACTGGTACTGGCACCGCGTGGGCCGATACCAAGTTTGGCGTGATGCCAGGTATGATTTTGCTGGCACCGGACAATAAGCTGTATGAAGTTAAACAGGTGAATAGCAATACTTCGCTGACCCTGAACAGCAACTATGCCGGTACAACGGCCAGCGGGCAGAGCTATGCGATTATCACCACTTATGAAGGCGATATCAGCCAGTTCTCCGCCCGCTTTGCGGCAATGCTGACCTTCTTCCAAGGTAGCCGCAATGATACGGTGAGCTGGTTTACTGGCTCCGGGGATATGACCTTTACCAAGGATGATGGTACAAAACTAACTGTGCCGACGCTGGCTAAAATTCAGTCAGACTATTTGTCCAGGTCATCAACAGCGAATCAGCATGTCGCGGGTTCAGTTTCCTTCAGTCTTCCTATGGGGATGAGTCTCAGTACTTCCCAAGGTTTTTTGCCTAGGACACAAGGGGCTTGGGTCGGTTGGAATAGAGCAACTGGAGCCACTGGCGGCGCGACCAATGCAACTGATTTCGTGAACCATAAAGGATCTGGTTCAGGTGGGTTTAACTTCTGGAATTCAGATGGCGCTACAGCTGACCGCGTAGTCACTATTGGGAGTTCTGGAAATATATTACAGCGAGCAACTGTAGCTGGTAACACCGCACTTGTGCATAATTTTTACGCAAGTGATGACTCAGTAAAGGCATCGTTTAGTTCAAATACTGTCGATGGTTCACTTTCTATAAAATGGAATGGAACATCATATTCAATGAATCTAAGGCCGGATGGAACAATTACCATTCCTAATGCCTTATATATTGGTGCGACACCAGTCTTAAAGGCTGGTGAGTATGGGATAGGTGGCATAACTCCATTGTTAAATCCAGCAACGGTGATGGAGGAAGTAAAGAAAAAGCAGACGGGTAAGTATGCTGTAAACAGTGGTTCTACCGATATGCCGAGAGATGATGTGGCTTATTACTTAGACTGGTCGATGACGGCAACTTCAAGTGGGGGGCACGGGTTTTTATTAGCATCAGCTCTAGCTGATAAAGGAAGTGCTCAAGAAGGACTATATAAAAACACGCTTAGAAGTGGGAACTGGCAAGGTTGGTTGAAAGTAACAATGGATAACTCCATGGCTCAGATTATTGCGCCAACTATGAAGTCATGGGGCGGTTCAGCTGGTTATGTGAAATTAGCTGAATATGGCCCAACAGCCACTGGGGCTAGTGGGATATTATTTTCAGTATCAAATGGTCAAGGCTATGGTACACCTGGAATTGATCATAAACTTGTTTATTTCTCAACTCGAGGGGCCTCTAGTACGGCGTTAACCCCTAGAGGGCTGCAAGTTCTATCTTTTGGCTTAAATTATGTTGAAAACGTCAACCTTGTCTTCGGAACATTATACAATTCAACCACCGGTAAGTGGGAATTATGGATGAAAGGCCCAGGTTATAACGTACCCAGCATTCAAATTTTAGGGAATGTTAGTGGCACAGCAATCCTTGCTGGGATAACCTACAACAATGAGTCATCTTGGCAAACCGCAATGCCCGCCGGTCTAACTTTCGTTACCGAAACAAAAGCGCTAAGTGGTTTTAACACAACCGTGGACTCCAACGGTTTTATCAAAGCCGCATCCCCGATTGTGAAATTGTTTGGTGACGGTGTTAGCGAATTGAATGATGAAAGTCTGGGTATAACTACTGAGCGTGTTAGTCAGGGTGTTTACCATGTATCCGGCGTTCGTGGTTTTAATGCTGATGCTACTTGGGGCGGCGCTGGAAACGGCATCGAAATCCCGGTTGATGACAATAAGCGCCCATTAGTATGGATAGAGTCAAAAGTGTTGCCGGACGGCGATATTGAGATCCGCACATATCATCGTAGTTACGACACCGGACCATATTCAACGCGTAACATCGAGGCTATGGATAGCGGGGAAATCGATGATAAAAAGCAACCGATCTTTGTTGAGATGCCGGACGGTACTCCGATTGATATCCCTGAGGGGCGTTTTATTGATCTGCGCGTTGAAATGCCCGCAACTGATGAGCCTGAACCAGTATTTTAACCGGAATCAGCTCTGGCTCAATAGATGATTAGTAAAGCTAATCCAGAATTTAAACACCTTTATCAACTCATGCCAAAATGTAATTAAAAAATTGGTTATGTGTTTTTTAAGGAATTTTTTATTTTAGATGTATTTGGGTTTTCAGTTAAATTACAAATGAATAACTCGGAATAAGATAAGGTAATTTAATTCTCAATCCGAATCCGCTATGAGCGATTTTTATTTGGAGTAAATATTTATGTGGTACAAAACAGGCACTATCAATTTAACTGCTAATAACGCAACCGTAACGGGTACTGGCACCGCGTGGGCCGATGCTAAGTTTGGTGTGATGTCTGGTATGATTTTACTGGCTCCAGACAATAAGCTGTATGAAGTTAAGCAGGTAAATAGCAATACCTCGCTGACTCTCAACAGCAACTATGCCGGTTCAACGGCCAGCGGGCAGAGCTATGCGATTATCACCACCTATGAAGGTGATATCAGCCAATTCTCCGCTCGCTTTGCGGCAATGCTGACCTTCTTCCAAGGTAGTCGCAACGATACGGTGAGTTGGTTTACTGGTTCTGGGGATATGACCTTTACCAAGGATGATGGTACAACGCTAATCGTTCCTACCTTATCTAAAATTCAGACTGACTCAATTAGTACGACAAAAACATCTGATCAATTTGTTAATAGTAAGATCTTATTCAGTCGGCCATTAAGACTAAGTAGTGGAATAGATTCAGTTAACTACATCCCACCAAGCCAGGGTAGTTGGGTTACGTGGAATAGAATTTCTGGTACAGGTGCAACTGATATTATAAATCATAGAGGTAACGGTGGCGGAGGCTTTAGGTTTTGGAATACAGATGGAACAACGATAAATGCACTTGCTACTCTTAACGGTGGAGATGCGACTTTTAACCAATATGCGCCTGTCGGAGCTACCGCATTGACACATCGGTTTTTGGATTATAGCTCTGTAGAAAAGGGGGCTATCATTTCAAACCCGACTGACGGCTCAATGAGGATTCGATGGAATGGTACAGCATATTCTATGGAATGCCGCACAGATGGCTTAGTTTCCATACCAAAGGGACATGTTATATCAACAGCAATGTCAACGCCTCAGGAAGTTACTGATGTTATTGGCAGCAATAGTGCACCAATTACGTTTCGTGGAGCTGACTATGCTGGATTTGATAAACCTAATAATTACACTATTGGTACTTGGTATGGATTTTCCGTTGCACCTACAATTGGAAACAGTTTAGGCACTGGCGTAGAACGAGGGAAGCCTGTATTTTACGTTAATGCTCGTACAGGGATTACTTATGCGCTTAATGGGCTATATGTTGGTTCTTCACCAGTTATTACTGCTGGACAATATGGTATTGGTGGCGTAGCTGTGCCACTGCCGCTAGATACAGTATTAGATGATCTTAAAACCAAGCCTACGGGAAAGTATGGAGTAAACGCCAATGGTATAGGAATGCCTCGCGCTGGAGTTGCTTATTGCCTTGACTGGACGTTTACATCTAATGCAAATGGAGGGCATGGCACCTTATTGGCTTCAGCTATCATTACAGCACCTAGCTCGTATGATGAGGTATATCGCAACACTCTTAGGAATGGTGTCTGGCAAGGTTGGGTCAAATTGTGGGATGGGAATACTCTTTCAAATCCGATGCAAGTTGGTGACGCAGGGGTTGGCGCATATACCCCTGTTACAGTAGCAGCCCCAGATGGCGTCGGTGCTAACCAGTTCTTCCGTTTTGGAACAAATACCACCAATGCTCCAACCGCTGGGCCATGGGCGGGGATTATGGGAGGGTACGATGGAGCATCCCGTTTCCAGATGGCTTGGGCAATGGGCGGAGCAGCAGTAGATTTACGAACAAGAGTTCGTTCTTCAACGGGCGGCCATTCAGCTTGGCAAACAATTTGGCATACCGGCAACACCACCGTAGACGCCAACGGCTTCCTGAAAAAAGCATCACCCATCGCCCGTCTCTCCAGCAACCCAGAGAAAATGTCCGAAGAATTCTTGGATGGCTTTACTCTGTCCGGGCTGGCTGCGGTGAATGGTGAGGCTGCGGGCGTTACCGCAGAGCGAGTCTCCGTTGGCGTATACAAAGTGACGGGTTCGCTAGGTTTCGCGCTGGAAGGCTGGAATATCGAAGTCCCGCAGGACGTCAACGGTAACCGCCTATGCTTCGTCGCTACCGAAGCGGCCGAAGACGGTACTATCACGGTCAAGGTCAGCAAACGCCGCTTTGATATTGATACCGCAGCGATCGTTGCTGGGGATCCGATGGACATTCCAGAAGGGCGCTGGATCGATCTGCGCTTGGAAATGCCGCCGGTTGAGGAAGTTCAGAGCGAGTTAGAACCTGAAAGCCACGAAGGTGAAATGGCGAGCGAGTAA